AAGGTGACCGGGCTTGAAGCGCCCACGCAGTCCGAGATCAAGCACACGGGCGCCGTCTCCATCGCGGGGCTCAGCGACGAGCAGGCCGCCGCGCTGGCTGATGCGCTCGATGCGATCGAGGACTGACCTCACCGGCTCGCTCCAGGCGCTGACGCCCGCAGAGCGCGAGGCGATGCGCGCACAACTGCGCGAGCGGGATCCGCATCTCGCCCTACTCCGCGGCAAGGCTGGCGTGGGGCTCTGGGGCGCGGCCGACTGGCAGCGTGCCGCGCTGAACGACCCGGCGAATCGTGTGTTGATCCGCGGCGGCAACAAGGTCGGGAAGTCGCTGCTGCTCGGGCTCGAATGCGCGCTCTACCTCGACGGCAAGCACCCGGCGCGCCAGAGGCCGACCGGCCGGCCAGCGCGGATCTTGTACGTCGTCGCCGACCTCAAGAACGCCTACGCCTCGGACGTGTGTCGAACGCTCGCCGAGGTGCTCCCGCCCAGGCGACTGCACGCCCGGACAAAGTACGACGCGATCCGCGGCTACACCGTCAGCGCCTCGAGGTCGGTGCTGTGGCACGACGGCAGCGAGATAATGTTTCGCTCAGGCACCCAGGACGGCCAAGCCATCGCGGGGATCTGGGCTGACCTCGTGGTCATCAACGAGCCCCCGATGCGCTCGAGGTGGGGCGAGATCATGCGCGCTGCAGCTCTGACGCGGGCACCTGTGATCGTGGGCTTCACGCCGATGGACAACCACGGATCCCGCGATCTGCTCTGGCTCCGCGACATCGTGGAGGGCCTGCCCGGAGCGCCAACACCGACCGGCCCTGACGGCAGGCCGCTTTGGTCGCAGCACGTCGTGCGGCTTGTGCCCGAGAGCGTGCCGCACAGGGCCACAGACGACGTCTTGGACCAGATCGCGAACATGGCACCATGGGAGGTTGCCCAGCGCCGTGACGCCGAGTGGGAGGGCCCAGCGCCTGAGCGCACGCTGAGCGCCTTCGGCCCCGGGAACACCTTCGAGGCCCGCCCCGGGGACTGGGACGCGCTGCCCGGGTGCGAGTCAGAGGGCGCGCTGCGCTTCGGGATCTCGGCAGACCACGGCGAGAAGGCGAACAAGGAGGTGATCGTCCTGTACGCCTGGACGGGTCGCGGCGCGGGCGTCGTCGTGTGGACGCTGGATTGCTACCTCTCGCCGGGCCAGACGTCCGTCGAGCAGGACGCGGACGCGATCGTGCAGATGCTGTGGCGCTGGGGGCTGACCCTCGACAGTATCGACGAGGCGATCGGCGACACGAACAGCAGCGGCAAGGGCGACGTCACATCGCGGACGGTCAACGACAAGTTTACCGAGTCGTTCCGCGCGCTCGGGTCGAGCCTCCGCATGGTCGCTGCGGACAAGGGCGCCGGCAGCGTGGGCCTCGGCGTACGCGTCATGAACGACGCCTTTGCGCGGAAGACGCTTTGGATCTGCCGAGGCGCCTCCGAGCTGGTGCGTGCGTGCCAGCGGTGGAACGGCAGCAACGCGAGCCCCCACAAGGACAAGGTTGACGCTGTGCGGTACGGCCCGGCGAGTAAGATCCGCCCCATCGTCGGCATGGTGCGCGCGAAGGCTCTGCCGCAGGCCCCGCCGGTCGACACTGAGGGCTGGTTCAGCGATGACGACATGTGGGGCGTTGCTGGTAACGACGGGTTCTAAGCCATTGCCCTAGTAGTCGCTTCGGGCGTAGTGTGCCAACGTGGATACTACCCCTCCCGTCTCACCGACCATCGCGCTCGCCGAGAAGGCGCCCCGTGGACTCCTCAAGCGCGATGTCACCCCGCCGACGGTCTACGTCAGCGGCGGCGAGGTCCAACTAGAGCCGAATCGCAGGCTCTCGCAGTCGGCATGGTTCGGCTGTGGCGGCGAGCTGGGGCAGATCGACCAGATGGTCCGCGAGTGGTCCGTCCTCCAGGCTGGCGTGCTGGCGTGGACGCTGACCACGCTGTCACGAGAGTGGCGCTTCGATCCGGCCGACGGTGGCGATAAGAACGACCTCCTGGTGGCCGAGTTCCTGCGGACGGCGATCGATTCGCACTACCGCGGTGGCGGTGGCGGCATGCTGGGCCTGCTGACCCCGTTCGCGCAGTTGCCCGTGAGGGGCTTCGTGCTCGGGCAGCCCTATTACCCGGTTGACAAGTCGCTCACCGTCAAGGACGACGACGGCAAGGTGCTGCTCCAGGGCGCGCACGTTCTTCAGATCGCCCCGATCCCCTCGCAGAACGTCGAGAACTGGCTACCGGTCACGGGCCCGGACGGCTCTCAGCGCTGGGGCGTCGAGGTCCACAACGTCGGCGGCGATCAGGCCCTCCAGCAGAGGGGCTCCAGGGGCAACATCGAGCTGCGCCCGGACCAGCTTGTGCACGCGCGGTTCTTGCCCATCGGCGACGACCCTGCACCCTATGGCCTGATGCGGCCCGCGTGGATCTTGTGGCAGCAGTGGCGCACGCTCTCGAGACTCCAGGTGAACGGCTGGCAAAAGGCGGCGTTCGGAGTGCCCGAGATCGTGATCGGCCCGGACGCAAACCCCGCAGAGTTGAGCGGGGTTAACTCGATCGTGAGTAACCTGCGCGCTGGCTCGCTGGCCCGCTTCAGCCTGCCGACCGGCTATTCGCTGCGATGGCATGAGGTTCCCTTCCGCGCTGGCGACATCGACGCCACGAAGGCCCAGCTGAAGCTCGACGCGCTCGCGGGCATGTTCGCGCAGCACGTAGCCACCGGGTCCGCGAACGGCACGCAGGCCCTTCACGGCTCGCAGAAGGCTGAGTTTCACCAGTTGGCCGAGGTCGTGGCGCGGCAGATCGTCCAGACGCTCATGTGCGGCCCGGTCGACACGGCGCCCCTCAAGCGGCTGTGTTCGCTGAACTTCGACGGGATCCAGCAGTACCCGACGATGGGCTTCGGGCCGACCCCGATCGCAGACCCGGCGGCATGGTCTGACGCCATCTCCAAGGCCGCGACGGCTGGCGCGCTGACGCTGGACGGGCCGATCGAGGACCAGATCCGCGCCGCGCTCTCGCTGCCCGAGATGCAGCCCGAGACCCGCGAGCAGTGGCGGGACCGGATCGAGAACACGTCGCCGCCAGAGATCAACACCCCGCCCGCAGCGCCTGACGAGCCGGCCGCCGACGAGGGGGGCGAGGGTGCCGACGAGGCCGAGGACGAGAGCGAGACGCCGCCGATGGCAGCCGCCGAACTCCCGCCCGAGCGGATGCGGTTCGACCAGATGCTGACCGGCCCCCGCTCCAGGCCCGTTCGCGCGCTCGAGGAGGTCGTCCGCGTCTCGGAGACGAACGGCGCGACCAACGCCGGCAAGGATGAGGTGGGGCGGATCTTGACCCGCTGGCGCGAGGACACCGCGGGCGAGTACGCCGGGCGCATCGCCGAGCAGGCTGACGACCTCGGCGACGTCGCAGACATCGAGGTCCCGGGCGAGGCCGAATTGGTCGCCTCGCTCAAGCCGGCGCTTCGACAGGCGTACCGCGCAGGCGGCGTCTCGGTCATCAACGAACTCGACCGGCTGGAGGCCGATCCGGCACTCGCGCGCAAGGTCGCCACGGGCACGGCAGAGGCTGGCGCCGACCATCCTGCGCCAGAACGCACAATGCACGAGCGCCGGGGATGGCTGGCGCTCATGCGGGAGGCTCCCGGAGCCTTCGCCAATGGACCAGGGCGGAAGGTCAAGGCCCCGAAGAAGGCGCCGGAGGCACAACAGACCCTCTTCGATGACATCGACCCGGAGGAGGCTATCGACGCGGTTGCCCGCACCACAGCCGCCGCGATGTCGAGCAGGCTCCGCACCAGCGCAGCCGCAGCGCTCCAGGCGCAGGGGATCGGCGGCATGCTGCCCCAGAACGTGCGCGCGGTGGTGACCCAGGGGATCTTGGACCTGTCCAGCGGAGTCGAGCGCAACCAGGCGCAGGGCGACGTGAACACGGTCTTCGGCCTCGGCCGCACGCAGACGCAGCAGGCCGAGGGCGTCACCCGCTACATGTTCAGCAACCTGCTGGAGTCGGAGACTTGCGCCGAGTGCGAGCAGTTCGACGGCACGATCTTCGGCGCGTCCGAGCTGGAGTTCTTCGCTACCCCGTTCTCCGAGTGCGAGGGCGGGGACAAGTGCAACTGCCTGATCCTGTCCGTCCCGCCCGGCGAGTAGATGGGCCGACGCCGCCGCACAGACCTCCCCGAAGGCATCGGCAAGGACCCGGATCACGTCGTGGCTCTGCGGGAGGGCGTCTCGCGCGAGGCCATCGTCTACCTGCGGAACGCGAACCAGATCCCGCCCGCCGATCCGAAGTGGCGCGCTCGATGGTTCGCAGCCAGGGACATCGACCCGAAGGACTGGGGCGGCACCGACTGGGACGGTTCATTCTGAAACGGTGACCGTTTTCTTACGATGACACGCTGTGCCGGTTGGCGCACGCTTTCATCGTGACTTCCCCCGTAGCGATGACGACAGCCCCGCTCCTGCTCGCCGATGCCGGCGAGGGTGATGGTCCGCGCTGGGTCGAGATGCTGCGGAGCGGCGTCCACAAGTCGCGCTTTGTCGGCGGCACCTCGGCGAGTGGTCACGACTCGGCCGAGTTCAGCCGCGACGACCTCGAGAGCGCCGCGCGCGGGTTCGCTGCCATCAAGGCAGAGGGCTACCTGCTCGACGGCAAGGCGCCAGTCGGGTACGACCACGGCGAGTTTGCCGCAGCCCTCCGCATGGTGACCGGCTCGGAGCCTGACGAGGGCGAGGTCTACAGCGCCGCCGCATGGGTCTCCGATGTCAAGGTCGAAGCGAACGCCGAGGGCGGATGGTCGCTCATGGGCCTGCACCACTACACGGACTCTGGCCGCGCTCGCGTGCGGGCTGGCGGGTTCCGTGGGTACTCGATCGACATCGCCCCGCCTGGCGCCATGCAGCGCAAGGACGGCACTCCCGTTGACGAGTGGGTGCCCTTCGGCGGCACGCTGACTAATTCCCCGTTCGTTCAGTCGATGGCGCCGATTGCCGCGACCGAGCGCGTAGTTCCCCCACTGAAGGAGATCCCCCAGATGGATATCACCCTCCTGCGCGAATCGCTCGCGCTGTCCGAGGACGCGACTGAGGCGCAGGCCCTCGAGGCGCTCCAGGCCCTGACCGAGAAGGCCGCGAAGGCCGACGTCCTGGCCGACGAGCTGACCGCGATGACCGAGCAGCGGGACGCGAAGGCTGCCGAGTTCACCGCCCTTGCCGAGCGCTCCGAGTCGCTGACGGTCAAGCAGGCTGTCCACGAGGGCCGGATCGGGCTCGCGCAGGGGCCGCGGTTCCTCAAGGTGCTGAAGGCGCTGGGTGAGGAAGAGGCGTACGCCATCTTCCCCGCGGGCACGGTCGCCACCTCGGCCGTGGTCACCACCGACCCGACGCCCGGCGACATGGGCAGCGTGGACGCTGACTCCGTCTTCGGCGAGGTCGAGGCGCTGGCCGCCACGATCCTGACCGAGCGCGACATCAGCGAGGCAGACGCCTGGGTGCAGGCACAGAAGCAGATCGCCACGGCTGACCCGGCCAAGGGCGCCATCATCAACTACGCAGCGGAGGCATAGGCCATGGGACAGAAGTGGCAGCCAGTCATCCAGAGCTTCAAGACGGACGCGAACCTCGCGACCAAGAAGTGGTTCCTTGTGAATCTCGCCAGCGGCGGGACTGACCTCGACGTCGCCGGAGCCGGCGAAGTCATCCTCGGCGCCCTGACGAACGACGTCGGCGCGTCGAACACAGACACCAAATACGTGGACGTGCAGCTCGGCGGGATCATCAAGGTCATCGCCGGAGCCGCCATCACGGACGGTGCCTTCCTCATGAGCGACGCCAGCGGCGAAGCAATCCCTGTCACCACGGGCAACTGGACCTTCGGCCAGGCCCTCGGGGACGCGGCAGACGGCGAGCTGATCTCCGTCCTGTTCGCCCCCTCCTACTACGAAGAGGGCTAAGCAATGGCAAACCGCACCGACTTCACCCAGGACCGGTTCCTGCAGCGGTACGCCCGCATGCTGGCCCCGTCCGACGGGTCCTTCATCGCCTACGACCCGCGCGCCAACCCCGTCATCGACGTGGACACGCGCTCGGGCAACTTCATCGACGTGGCGGGCGGCTTCGCGGCCGAGAGCCCCTTCGACGACATGGTGCTCACGGACGGCATGGACCGCCCGAACATCGTCAAGACGGAGATCAGCAAGGTCGCCGGCTGGGCCGTACAGGAGCACGCGCTCGGCGTCAAGGTCAACAAGCGTAGCCAGCAGTTCGCTGAGGGCAACGGCAACGACCTCAGACGAGCCAAGACGGCGATGCTCATGAAGCACACCGCCATCGTGCGAGAGCGCGTCCTGGCCGCCCTGGTGTTCAACGCTACGACCTTTAGCGGCTACACGGCCGCCGTGGGCACGCAGTGGGACGCCGCTGGCTCCGACCCGACCGCCGACGCGATGATCGCGCAGGACTCGACCCTGACCAACGCAGGCTTCAAGCCGAACACGGCGATCATCGGTTACGAGGTCTACAAGGCCCTCCGAACCAACGATCGGATCCTCGAGCTGTGGAGCCGCACCGGCAACACTGGCGGGATCATCCCGGACGACGCTCTGGCCGCCGCGCTGGACGTGCAGAACCTGATCGTGGGCACCGCGAGCAGCAACACCGCCGCCGAGGGCCTCACCGAGTCGAAGTCCTTCATCTGGGGCAAGTTCGCGCTGTTCTGCCACATCGCGCAGTCGCCGACTCCGTACACGCCGCAGAGCTGCATCCAGCGGTTCCGCTTCCGCGGTGCTGGCGACCCGGAGATCCGCCGCTACGACCTCGCCGGCTCCTACCAGGAGCAGATCGACGCGGTCTACTGCGAGCAGTTCACCGTTCCGACGCCGAGCCTCGGCTACCTGTTCTCCGCGGTCGTGTCCTAATCGGACAGAAGGAGGTTGGCTATGAGCCTGCCAGTTCTTGAGGACCGAAAGTTCCTCGGAAACGTCGTCATTGACGGAACCACGACCCTCACGGGGGCGACAACGCAGACCGGCGCCCTCTCTGCGGGGGCCGCAACGTTCTCGTCCACTGTTGGGATCACGGGCACGCTGACTGCGCCCGAAGTTCTCCAGGCCATCGCAGACCCAGGCGACGGTGTGGCGATCCCGGTCACGCAGTCCGGGATGATCCCGATCACGACCGCCGCGGCCGAGACGAACACCCTGGCGATCCCCACGTTCGTCGGGGCCAAGCTGATCCTGATCTGCGACGTCCACGCAGTCGGCGACCGGGTGGTCACGGCCGCGGTCAAGGTCAACCAGGCCGGCAACACGATCATGACCTTCGGCGCTGCGGGCGACATGATCGTCCTTGAAGCGGTGCAGGAGGCCGGGACGCTGCGCTGGCAGGTCACCCACAACGATGGCGTCGCCCTGTCCTAGTCAACCAGCGGAAGGGAGCGCAAACCCGTGAGCCGCTACTACATCCCCAAGGGCAGGGCCTTCGGCTACGGCCGAGGGCTCGTCAAGCCCGGCGACCCCATCCCGCCGCTGACGGCCGAGCAGATCGCTCGGTTCGTCGCGGACGGGTCGCTGGCGATCAAGGCCCCTGAGCCCAAGCCAGAGCCCCCGTCGTACAAGATCCCCCGGCGCCTCCCGCGCCTGTCGAGCCTGGCGAAGTTCCTGAAGAACTACGACGACGCCGATCACGTCCGGGCCATCTGGCGCTCTGACGACCGGTCCAGCTCGACCAAGATCTACCGCGCCCGCATCCGGGAGTTGTCGTGATCCGCCTCATGGCCCTGTGCGGCCTCGTGGGTGACTTCCACCTCGAGGACGGGTCGCGCGCCCCATCCCGCTCGCCCGGGGAGACGTTCCTCGCGGACGGGCCGAACGCCACACACCTGATCGCGCGGCGCCGAGCCACGCCGGCCCCTGACGAGTTCCAGCCGAAGCGCAAGGCGCGCAAGAAGAAGGGCTAGCCGATGCCCTTCAACGCCACGATCGCGATCGCGCAGAGCCACGCGCCGCAGCTCGGCACCCTCTCGGACAGCCCGGCGACGACGCCCACGGCAACCCAGGGCACGTTCATCTGGAACCGAGCCTACGACTACATCCGGGTGTGCCTCAAGCGCGCAGGCGTCTCTACGTCGTTCACAGCGTCCAGTGCGGGTGCTGGCTGGGCGGCCGAGTGCGAGTCCCTGCTCACGTCCGGGAGGCTCCTAGAAGCCAAGGGCAGCGTCGGAGTGCGCGCCATGGGGTCGAAGTCTGCCGGCTCCGGCGACACGACCGCCGAGCGGCTCATCGGGGCCGCGATGTCGATGCTCGAGGACATCAAGCGGGACCGCTCGCTCCGGGAGGCGCTCATCGCCGACGGCGCCGCGGACAACCTGCCCCTGAGCGGTTGGGCCTCCTCCGACTGGTCCGACGGCAAGGACCCGGAGTGGAGCGAGACCTTCGGCGGCGACGACACGCTGTACATCCCGCCCGCAGTGATTCAGGACGGCGAGGGCCTCTGATGGCCTTCGGCTCCAAGTTCAGCGCGGGTCGCTCGGCTGGCCTCCGCGGTCGGTTCGGCGGCAGCGTTGGCGGCGGGCCCTCGATCGTGATGGACCCCTCCGGCGCGCAGCTCGCAGCCGGGATGGAGTCCTGGGCGCGGCTCGTGGACGACTTCGGAGACGTGTGGGGCCCGGCGACGGACCTGATCCACCGACACAACAAGCGCACATTCGACAGCCGAGGAGCGGCGACAGGCAATCGGCGACGGTGGCGCAGGCTCTCGCCGAGGTACAGGGCATTCAAGGCGCGACGATTCCCAGGCCGGGGCCTTTTGGTACGGACTTCTGCGCTCCGGGACGCGCTGACGGGCTCCGGTTCTGGGTCGCGTGTGAAGACCTCCAAGAAGTCGCTCGAGGTCGGGATCAAGGGCCCAGCGGGACACTACGCGAGGTATCACCAGACCGGCGTGCCCGCGAGGAATCTGCCAGCCCGCCCGCCGATCAAGTTCAGCAAGAACCTGCGCGACAAGCACTCGCTGTCCTTCGTGATCTCCCAGATGCTCCAGCGCGTCATCGTTGACCATCGCAAGGCTGCGCTCGGCGCCAACGCTGGCGTGCTCGACGTCAAGGGCAAGCGTGCCGAGTCGCTCGCCCGCCTCTCGCGGAGGAAGACCCGATGACCGTCATCGGCCCCCGCCTGATCGTGGACGCGGTCCACTCGTTCCTCACGACGACGGTCGGCGTGACCACGCTGTCTCTCAACGACGAGGTGAAGGCGTACCGCACCCAGGAGTCGCTCGGGACGGCGCAGTTGCCGGACGTGGTGACGTTCCAAAAGTACGTCTACCTCGGCAGCCAGTTGACCACGCAGACGCCCTACCTGGCGATCGTGTGGGAGGGCAGCGACGGCGAGACGGCGAACAACAGCCGCGAGCTGCCCCACCGGCTCTCGATGTACCTGCTCATAACTGACGGGAACATCGCAGGGAATGAGGAGTACATGGCCGGGCGCCTGCTCGACTACGTGGCCGTGGTCCAGGGCATGTTCCTACGGGCGACTGTCGCCGGGTCCAAGGGCTACACGCTGAACAACGGAACGGGCACGACGGTCGGCCGCATCTTGCGCGCCACCATCGATGATGTCGAGTTCGGGACTGATGACGATTTGAACGACGCAAACGTGGTGATCCGCTTCGGGCTGTCCGTCACGTCGATCGAGGATTACCCGGGCACCTAGCCCGAAGGAGTATGTGATGAGCGGACCCCTGCGAGGCTCCAACAACTGCCGAGTCGCCTTCATCGAGGCCGAGACCACCTTCGGGACGCCGGTCACTCAGTACCCGCTCGCCGTGTCGGCGCTGCGGATCTTGAACTCCTCGATCACCCCGAAGTCTCCGCGCCGCGCGCGTGAGGACGGCTTCGGCACCGCGACCAAGCAGGGCAGCGTTGCCGAGAAGGAGACGGTCGAGTGGTCTATCGAGTACGCGATGGGCACGCCGGGCACGGCTGCGACGGACCCGGACTGGCACGATCTCCTGGTCAACGTTCTCCTGCTCCAGCAGACCGCAGCGGTGGCGGATACGGCCGTCAGCGGCTCGGGCAGCACCACGACCGTCGTCGACGTCACGGACGCCAGCAACTTCACCGCGCTCAAGTCCTGCGTCACCATCAACGGCGAGACCCGGCGGATCACAGCGGTGGACACGGTGTCGTCTCCCGACAACATCACCCTGAGCCCCGCCCTCTCGGCCGCCCCTGCGGCGTCTGACACGGTCACCTCGGGCCTGACCTATCAGCCGAACGACGACGCGGACGTGACCCCCTCGGGCGCGACCATCTGGCTCGCCAACAACGCCAACATGTGGCGCCTGACGGGCTGCGTGGCGACATCCTGGAGCGTTGCCGGCGGCGGCACTACGACGCTGCGGATGACCGTCACTGGCACCGCGCAGAAGGCCCGCGCGCTGTTCACCAGCACGATCCCGGCCGGCGTCAACAACTCGGACCTGACCTTCACGGCGGGCACCGGGAAGATGATCCCCTCGGACGTCTCGGTCGCGAACCCGTACTACATCATCGCCTCCCGCGGCCTGGCCGCTGAGGAGTTCATGCGGGTGACTGGCGTGGCTGGCGACGTCCTCACGGTCGTCCGAGGCCAGCCCAGTGGCTCGGGACAGACCCACGCTGCCGGCGCCACCATCGAGCCCTACCAACCTGCCGGCACCTACGCGGAGACGCCCATCCCGGCGACCGGCGGGGACAACTACATCGCTGGCGTGATCACCCGCTGCGAGACCTTCGGCTTCGACGTGGACCCGGGCCTCCTTCTCCGGGAGAACGTCCACGGCACCAGCTATCAGTTCTATGACTACGTGATCGGCGTTCGGTCTGTCACCGCGACCGCCGAGGCGTGGACGGACAACAACCCGAACATGCTCCGCGTCTACGACGCCGCCGGGCGTACCGGGGTCGAGGTCTTCGCCCAGCAGGGCGACACGACCGGCTCGATCGTGGCCTTCGTCTGCCCGACGGTCTACCAGGAGGTGCCTGACTTCACCTACGACGACGCGGACCAGCGGCTGACGCTCTCGGGCGAGGCTGTCGGCACCACGACCGGCGAAGACGAGTTCTACCTGATGGTCGGATAGCCGACCGTCTCAACCCCTAGTCCAAGGAGCGCAAACCATGGACATCACTCGACTCACAGCACCGACCCGATACGTCCCCAAGTTCAATAACAACCGTCAGGACGAGGAGCCGTTCGCGGTGCTGATCAAGCCGCTCGTGCGTGAATACCAGCTCCGATCGATGGAGGTTCACGCTTCCATTATCGAGCACGCAGCGGCAGACGAGGCCAGCCCGTCCGAGAAGGCGGCGGCAGCCAGGGACAACGCGGGCAGGAACGACGCCTTTATCGCCGAGGTGCTCAAGGTTCACGTTGTTGGCGTGGACAACCTGACGAACGGCGGCGAGCCGGTTGGAACGGACGATGTACTGGTGCTGATGCGCGAGTACCCGAAGCTCGGAAGCGAGGTGTTCAGCGCGATCGTGGAGGTCGGAACGCTGACGGAGGACGACGCAAAAAACTCCGGGTAGCCCTGCACTACCTCGATGTGCCGGGCTACGAGTGGAGCGACGAGGAACGAGCCGCGATCAAGGCGCAACCGGCGCCACCACGCGGCAAGAAGTGGGACGGCCGATGCAAGTTGTGGGGCCGGTCCAACGGGTGCAGGAAAGGGCAGACGTGCGAAGACCCAGACGAAACGCCATGGACCCCGGTCACGCTGCCATCTCCGAAGATGCTGCCGGCGGGGACTTCCGTGGCGGCCCGACGCACCTGCTCATGCCCGGAGAAGATCCCCGGTCGGATCTGGGGCGCGCTGCGGCGCTGGCAGGACTCCCGCCGGGGGAACGGCCTGCCCGCTCCTGGGCACGTCTCCGAACAGCCATCATGGCTCCTGAGCGCCTTCGTGGTCCTCGACGGGGAATGGTCCCTGATCGAACTGGCCCAGCAGGAGGCGCAGATGGAGCGAAGCAAGGGGTGAGCCGTGGCTGACGTCGTTGCGATCAAGGTCAGGGCTGACGCGAAGCAGGCCACCAAGGCGCTCAAGGATCTCGGCGGGGTCTTCGGCAATCTTGACAGGGCGATGAAGAGCCCGGTGGCTATGTTTGCGGCGGCGGCCGCCGGCCTTGCTGCGGTCGGAGTGGCTGCGGCGGCGGCCGGGTTGGCGCTGGTGAAGAGCGCAGCCGACACAGCCAAGACCGGTGACCAGATCGCGAAGTCTGCGCGGATCGTCGGGACGAGCGCAGAGCAATTCCAGGTTCTGGCATTCGCCGCCGAGCGATCCGGCGTGTCGATGGCGTCGGTCGAAAAGGGCCTTAAGCGCCTCGCGAAGAGCATGTTCGACGCGAAGACGGTTGGCGGGGTGACCGCCGATACGTTCGAGGGCATGGGGATCGCGATCGAGGACGTTGACGGCAACCTGAGAGACACGGAGGACGTATTCAGGGACATCGCCGACCGGATCAAGGCCGTCGGGGTCAACACGCAGACGTCGGCGGAGCTCATGGCGATCGGCGGGCGGCGGTTCGCCGACCTCACCGAGATCCTCCAGGGTGGCTCTGAGGGGCTGCTGGTGTACGAGGCCCGGCTTAAGGCTGTCGGCGGCATCATGAGCGACGACCTCCTCGCTTCGTCGGAGGCGTTTGAGGACTCGATCACAGACCTGGACAAAGCGCTACTCGGTCTCAAGGCGAACATCGCCGAGAGCGTTCTGCCCGGACTGACCGACTTTGTGAACTTCACCACCGAGATCCTGGTCCCCGAACTGAAGGAGTTGGCCTCGGTCGTCAAGACGGTCGGCGGCAACATGCTTGACGACCTCCGACCTGCCTTGGAGATGATCGGCGACATGCTGACTGGCAGGGGATTCGGCAGTACGAGGAGATCGCTGGACACCCTCAAAGCCATCCGCGACATCGGCGGCGGCACGGACGAGACCCCGGCACCATCGGCACCGGGCGGCGGGCGACGGGTCGGCAGGGTCGAGCCGACCGAGGAGAACTTCCCCGCGGTCTTCGGCGCGGTTGCTGCCGCAGAAGAAGCCCAGCGGATGATCACGCAGGCGGCGATCGAAGGCGCTGCGGATCGCTGGTTCTGGGAGCGCGACGCCCTCGCTGTCAGCAAGGCACTGAAGGACCAGGCGGAAGCCGAGGACATCGCGCGGCAGGAGCGGGCGATCCAGCGCGCGCAGGATCTGGCCAACGCCCAGACGCAGGCGGCCTCGGCAGCGTTCGGAGCCGTCGAGACCTTCGCCGGGATGGCGCAGACCGCCGTCGAGGACAGTTACTTCGGGCAGACCGCAGCCGGTCGCGCCGCAGCCAAGGCCCTGTTCGTCGCGGGCAAGGCGGCAGCGTTGGCGAATGCGATTGTGAACACCGCGCAGGCCGTGACCAACGCGCTGGCCGTGCAGCCCTACCCGCTCGGCGCCGCGCTGGCTGTGAGTGCCGGGATCGCTGGCGGCGCGCAGATCGGCACCATCGTCGGCACTACGATCCAGGGCATCGCGGACGCCGGCCTGGCCCCTGGCGCGCTGCGGGCCGCCGGGCTCAACCAGCACACCGCGATTGCGGTCGGCCCGAACGAGGCCGTGATCGACCCGCGGGGCACAAGCGAGATCAGCCGGATGCTGGAGCTCCAGCGCCGTCAGATGGAGATGGCCTCTATGGGTGGCGCGAACGAGCCCGCCCGGTCGCCGGACATCTACCTCGACGGCCGCCGGGTAACGCGCGCCCTCGGCCCGTCCATGACCGCCGCCCTCGAGAACGGCAACGACTTCCGCCGCAACGTCCGCACGCAGGGGGTTGGCTGATGGCCCGCGCCGCGCTGTTCTTGACCGACCTGTTCGGGGCTTCTGGCACCACGCTGTACAACCACAGCGGGCAGAACCTCTCGCTACCCGCGTCCAACGTGTCGGACCCGCTGCCGTCGAAGGTCTACGAGCAGTTGGAGGGCCAGCAGCCGTTCGGGGGCTCGTTCGAGGTCAGCACGAAGACGGGCGTTGGCGTCTACTTCAACGAGGGCGCGGGGCCGCTGTCCGGGTCTGTGGCGACGGGGACGTACACTGCCGACGGGCTTGCCGCCGCCATCCAAACGACGATGATCGCGACCGGCACGAACTCCTACGCGGTGGCGTACAACCCGACCAACCGCAAGTTCACGATCGTGGTCACCGGCAGCGCGACGAAGCTCCTGAACACGAACAGCAACAACGTGCTCACCGCTGAGTGCGGGTTCAACAGCGTTGACAGCCCGTCCTTCGTGTCGTCGTTCGCGTCCGACGAGGCGCGCTCCTCGACTATCACCCGCGTTCTGTTCAACGCCGGCAGTGGCAACGTGCTCGATCCCGACTTCGCCTGGGCGATCCTCAACAGCACGGGCGGCACGGACACAGACCCGGCGGTCATTTACAACGACCTGACCCTGTACGCGCACGAGTCGAACCTCGGCCCGCAGTGGGAGCAGTGGGACAGCAACGCCTCGGAGACGTTCAACCTGAGCGACCGCCCGGCCGAGGCCGAGAACACGGTGCAGGGCGTCGTCTGCTCGACCGACACTGGCTATCAGTTCTGGGCCCTGTTCTGGCGCCACGCTGACGACAAGGAGAGCCATCAGATCGGCCTCCTCCGCGCCGCCGCAGCCCTGACGTCCTCGACAAGCACCGTTCGCGAGGTCAGCGATCTGCAACTCCGCAACCCGTCGCAGGCCAGGACGCAGGCGAACCAGCACCCGGTGGATCTGCTCCCGACGTGGCGCACCACCTGGGAGTTTGAGCGCTGGGCCTCTGCCGACTACCGCGCGCTGAAGGTCGAGGCCGACCGCTACGGCAAAACGAAAGGCGTGCTCGTCGCGCTGTGGTGGACCGACATCGTGGCGACGACCCTCACCGTCGACAGCGAGGCAGACAAGGGTCAGCTGTTCTACGGCAGCATCACGGCGAGCTCCACCGACTCCTTCAAGGGCAATGAGTCCGACTTCATGACCGGCACGCTCTCGTTCGAGCAACTCCGAGGCCCGTGACGTGGGGATCGACTACACCAAGCGCGGTCTTCGCCTCGGCTACCTGATCCGCGGCCGCTACCACGACTCAGCGGGCGCCAGCCAGACGCTCAGGCTCTCTGGCCCGTGGTCGCGTGTCGGCACAGGCTACGTCGGCCCAGACCCTGACGAGGCTTATCCGGCGCAGCAGCACCACTGGCGCAGCGGCACGAGTCGGCCGACGATGATCGAAGACCTCGGCAAGTTGGACCAGCACATCGCGGCCCTTAACAGGCTCGCGCTGACGGTGGCCCTGGACTACCCGCAGCGCGCCGACAGCGAGGCCGAGGACACATCGCGAGACGGCGACCTCCGAGCCGCCGCAGTCTCCGGGCGCTGGACGAACCGCGCCGCCGATCTGTGGCTCGTGGACCTCGACACCACCGACACAGACCAGCGCATGCGCGCGACCTGGGACCGGGACGCTACCGGGGTCATGCCAGGGTCGTTCAAGCTGACCGGCAAGGAGCTCCCGGGGATCTTGGGCTCGCCGTGGAAGTCGGCCCCCGTCCCGTACTCAACGGGCGCCTGGACGCCAGCGGGCACGCTCAACGCAGAGAACCTCTACCGCTCGCCGTCGACGGCCTCGAGCGGGCGCGGGTTCCAGATCGCCCCGCAGTCGAAGGGCAAGTGGCTCGGTTCGGTGTTCGGCTATGACGCTGCCCTTGGGGCCACAGGGACGTCCCCTGCGCCCGTGTGGCGTCGCCTCGTCTACTACGGGGCCACCACCGGCTACGGGGTGGCGCCGATGCCTGCCGGGATCTCGACGAGCACTGAGCCGGTGTTCTGGTTCTGGGTCTCGCCCCAGTACGGCTGCTCTGTCGGCGTGGTCCGCGCTGTCGATGACGATGGCGTGATCCACGAGAGCGGCTCCGGCATCCTGGCCGCGACCGGACTGATCGGGCACAACTACGACGCTGCCCTTGGCCCGCTCGGCACGTTCTGTGCGATGCAGTTCGACCTGAGCGGATCCGAGACGTTCACCTGGGACGAGAACAGCAACGCGGTCTATGCGCGGATCCACGGGCCGCCACTGGCCGGCGCGACAACGCAGGAGTGGTCTGCGACCTATGGCGAGCCGTTCACCAGGGCCTTCGGCACGCCGCTGGCTGTCGTGGAGAACGTCTGGGACGTGATGGACCTGGTTGTCGAAGACGCCGACTACCTCAACGAGCCCGCCCTGTTCGGCACCACGGCAACCGCCGACTTCGCCAGCGACAACCCCTCAGCGGTTACCGGCTTCGCGCAGGTACTCGCGGCCGTCCCGCAGGAGTTGACCGACGAGCCGATCACCTACCGCGAGGCCTTGACCGGGCTCGTCGCGGGGCTCCCTGCCGATCTCGTGTGGAAACTCGACCCGGCGGTTGATGAGCGCCGCCTGTTCCCGCTCTGGCGTGGGCCGCGCCCCGGCCAGGCCGAGGACTACGTGATCCGCGTGTCCGATCTGGCTGCTCTCGTCCCGCGCCCGTCCATCCGGCAGGAGTCGGACCCGTCGGGCGAGTACAGCAACGAGACCACGGTCAACGGCCCCGACTTCATTGATCAGCCGTCGTCTGTGCCGTTCCCCGCGAATGACGTGAGCCTTCTCGAGCGCAAGTCGCGGTTCGAAAGGCGGATCACAGACGTCGTGGAGCAGGGGCCGACAGCTTTCGCGGGAGTGCGCGCACGGAAACGGACCTGGAACTACTGGAGCCCGAAGACGTCAGCGTCCGGCGACGAGTCCGCGCGCTACCTGGCGGCCGAGGTGGATCAGCCGCAGGTATGGGTCGAGGCGGAACTCGGCGGCGAGGCTGGCATGCGCCTGGCTCTGGGCGATCTGGTGCGCTACCAGATCCACGGGGTGACCTCGGCGATCGGACAGATCCGCAGGCTTGAGTTCGACTTGGAAGGGCAGATCGTGACGGTGAACTCCGTACACATCACGGAATACGCAGCAGACGCCGGAGGCGGCGACTAGGAGACACCATGGCAAACGACACAATCCGCGCGCTCAAGGTCAGCGATACAGAGATCGTCACCCAGGTGGTGGGAGATAAAGCCCTCCGCGCCGCCTGCGCCGACGACAGCACGATCGAGGTCAACTCCAGCACCGGCAAGCTCCGGCTAAAGCCGCAGGGCACCGCGCTCGCGAACGGCGCGCAGGCTGCGTCAATGAGCAAGTTCGCGGGGGCCACGATCCGCGGCAACCTGACTGCGTCTGACGCAGCCGCGGGCGTCTTCTCCGAGGAGAACACCTACGGGACGGACCTCCGCGCGATCGTGACCATCGACGTCACCACCGTGGCAACCGGCGCCTGTACGCTGGACATCGGGGTCGCGGCCACGAACATCCTCAGCGACACGCTGATGGACGGGATCGACGTCAACGCCGCCGTGGGCATGTTCTCCAGCCTGAGCGATGCCGACGCCGGGACCAACGGCAAGGCCGTCCGCAAGTGGAAGTCCGGCGAGTTCTTGACGGCATCGATGAAGTCGGGCGCGACCGCTGGCCTCGTCGGGACTTTCGTCATTGAGGTACTGGATCTCAACTAGGCGAGCCCGAGGCACGAACGGACGTAGGCCGAGACCGTCAAGCCTGCGCTCTTCGCGTCTGCCTTGACACGGGCCCACTCTTCTGTATTCAGGCGGATCCCACGCTGGATCCGCTTGTCTGCGACTGGCTGCCCACCTCGCTTTCTCTTGCCGTTCGTCATAATTCGCAGTCTAGCGTATAGCGCCCGAATACGATGGGCGTTGCTGTGCGCCCGGAACCGGTGCAGACTGAACCTGCCGCGTAGTCCCGGAGCGCAACCGGAGACGACATGGGCAACCCATTGGACAGCAGGGTCGCGCGCTGGAGCGCAAAGCTCGACTTCGACAACGTCGCAGGCTCGGAAGCGAGCCGCCAACTGGTGACGCTCCAGGGGTCCTCCTCGGCCCTCGGCGCCGGGCATACCCTCAACGGGTTCCGGGTGCTCCGCACCTCCGGCACAGACGGCGCCCTGACGGTCACGATCCGGTATTACGCCACGGACGCCGCGACTCAGAAGGTCTATGAGGTGGCGCTGGCCTGTACTGCGAACAACGACATCATCCTCAAGACGGATCTGGCGATCCCGCTCAACCTCGCTGAGTACGTCGCCCTGTACGTCACGATCGAGGATGACGGTGCAGACACCGACTACGACGTAGACACGCTGCTCACGCCGCTGAGGACGGTCTGATGGGCACCCAGGTCCCGAACGGCGAC